TCTAAAAATAATACTGGATCAATCTTTATTGGATCATCTGCTGTTACAACAGCTAACGGCATGGAAATCATTGGCCCCGATAGATTAGAGATTCAACTGGATGCCTCTGATTATTATTTAATCAGTGATACAGCAGGACAATTGGTTGAGATTTTGGAGATCGATTAAATGAAAAACATCACAATTATACTAGCTTTTATATTTTCCATTAATTCGTGGGCAGTAGCTCCCTACGGAATTAAGGGTCAAGCACAGTCAGGAACTTTATATTCAAATATACATCAATTTCCTAACAACCAAGTAACCAATACTGGTGGGATTAATGCGTTAGTTGAGACTGGAAATAAAAACATTTTAATTAACCCATCATTTGAGCATTTAACATTCTCAACAGGATGGACTAACTCAGCAGGTACATTTACTGAAGAGACTGTCATTGATATTGATGGTCTAAAGTCAGCCAAACTAGTCCTATCCTCTCAAACAATGTCACTTACTCAAAGCTCAACACTTTACGCTGCGCAATTTGCTGATGGTGTTCAAGGTCTCGCAAGTGTTAGAGTTAAGTCTGATGTAGCTCTTAAGGTATGCGCCATTCAAGCTGGAGTTGTGTCAAGCTCATTGTGTGTCGACGTTCAAGCTAACAACAAATGGGGACTTTATAAGGTTCCATTTATTCTAGGTGCTACAAGTAACGGTATCTCGATTGCTTCAACAGGAGCGGTATCAGGTACTGTTTACATTGATGATGCTTTTGTGGGTGCGGTTGATCTTTCTGCTACTGTAGATGCGTCTAGGATTGCTGGTGAATCTTACTTTGAAGGTGTGGCAGGGTGTTCTTGGAATCGAACTTCAACTTCTGTTGGTCAATTTACAGCATCAGCTGCTTGCCCTGGGCCAACAATTGCTAGATCATCCATGGGTTTATGGCAAACAACCGACACAGACCTTCCTGTTCAGACAATAAATAACCTTCCTGCAGGAAAATATAAAGCAACATTTATACTAAATCAGCAATATGTAACAACTGCCCAATCAACTACGATGACCATTTTTGACGGATTAACTTCTTGCGAAAGTCAAAGTGGGAATAATGGCACATCCGCCATGGCGACCGTAGTTTCTTGTGTTTTCGAATACTCATCAAGCGGAAATAGAAGCTTTGAAGTTAGGGCAGCCTCAGTTTCTGGGACTGTTATTGTTGCAAACAGCCAGTCATCACCTAGAATGTCCACCAAATTCATACTAGAATACTTTGGATCAAGCACAACCTACTCATCAAACAATGCTGATACTGATTGGGCGGCTTGTAACTTCTCAACTCTTGCATGGAACGGCTTAGGAACTGTGTCGGGAGTAGATATTAAGTGTAAGAGACAAGGTGGTGACCTACTTATGTCTGGAAGGTTTGCATCCGGGGTAGCTGTAGCAGCAGAAGTGCGTATCCCTATGCCTCTTTGGAATGGAGTTCAATTAAACATTAGAAGCTCTTTCACCTCCCTCAGCAATATTCTTGGAGGGGCTTCAAGAAACGTATCCTCTGCCGGAAATAACGACTTTTCACTTTTCACTATCGCATCTCAACCGACCTACCTAGTGGTTGGCGTATATAACAACATTGGGGAAGCACCACTTTCAGCGCAACAAGGAACACAAATTCTAGCTTCAGGCCAAGTGGTTAGTATGAACGCCCGCATCCCTATCGAAGGATGGCAAAACTCAAACATTATCATCGGTCAATTCAATGGCCTCGAGTCGTGTACTGACAGTTATGAATGTGAATCTCTGTTTACCGCACAAATTAGTTCAACAGGTGTTGTTAGCGGAGAAAATATTGACTGGATTAATGGAAACTGCTCTATGACTCTTGGCGCTGCTAGTTGTACTTTAAAAACAGGCCTCGCTGGATCGGGGAGTAATTTAACAAATGCTATGAATTGCGGGGTTACAGGTGTTGCGGCAACTAGAATACCGATAATAGCATCTTCTGGATCGTCTACTGTAGTTTTTGTATTAGAGAATACCGTAGGGGCGTCAACTGCATCCAACATGAGTGTTTATTGCCAAAAACAAGGCGTTGATTACATCGGTAAGACAGCCAAGGCAGTAGCGAGTGATCAGAATATTAGGACTCCGGGTATTGTAAAATCTGTACTGTACTCAGCAGAACTTTCAGCCTCTGGTGTAGTATCGAGCGAGCGTGGTGATTTTATTAATGGGAATTGCACAAATGCCGCACCCTCTATTTGCACATTTAACTCTGGAGCATTTGCATCGACTCCAAACTGCTCTGTAACAAGTAACGGTGGAACGCTTGGAACTTTCTGTCAGTTTGGCGCAAAACCATCTACAAGTAGCGCAAGCATTACCTGTGCGAATGATAGTGGAGGCAACTTCACCACATCATTAATTAAAACAATTATCTGTCATGGGGAAGCTCCATAATGAAAAAACTATTAGTTAAAATTAAAGTTATCGACATTCCTTACTCCCCAGCTGTTCCTGCTGTTCCTGAAAAATGGACTAAGGAAGATCAAGAAGTATTTGAACAACCAATGATCGAAGTTGATGGCGCAATGATTGCCGATCAATCTTGGACACATCATCCACATATTCATGAAATTTTAGAACAGCCTGAAGTATCTCATGAAGAAATCATTGCTCAGACTCAAGGATCAGTAGAAGAACTAGAAGTCTGGCTTGCTGGTGATCAGCATAAGTATCCTGAAGGTTATTGGGTAGAATGGATCGACATCTCATCACAGGTAGAGCAAGAGCGCATTAATGCTGAATCATTAAAGTATCTAGCTGATACAGATTGGCTCATTATACGTGAAGTAGACGCTGGTGTTGCTTGTCCTCTTGAGATTAAGATTACCAGGCAGCAAATGAGAGATAGAATTGTGAGATAACAATGAACAATGATCAAGAATGGCGAGCGCATTTATTTAACGAGATTAAAGAACTCAGGAAAGATGTGGCCGAAGTTAAGTCAGAAATGATGACTTTAAAACTCAAGGTGGCTGGGTTTAGTTCCTTTGTTGGTGCGATTATTTCATATATTGGAAATAAACTATTATGAGTATGCAACTGTCTGTTACAGCACAGGCACTTATAAATGAAATAGGGATCAATCCACAGATCATTCTAGAAATTGAAGGTCTTGATCTTATATTTGGAGCACTTCCAATCTTAAAAACTGCTCGATGGGATGATGAATCTCCTGATGCTATTTGGGACGGTGGGGCAACCTGGGATGGTAAATTCGAAGACATTAGATCAAGAGACTGGATTTCTCTAAACGAAACAACCACAAATATCACTCAACAAATTGCACCAGACAAGGGATCAACTAGCTCAATTTCTACAGTTAATATCTGCATAATTGACGTGAATAACGAAGTATCTAAAGCGATTGCATTTGATAGCATCTCAGACATTCTAGGAAGGAAAGCGACTTTTAGTATAGGATTTGCTCAAGGTGCTCATCCTGAAGATTCTAATCCAATATTTCGTGGCGTAGTGGTTGATTTCTATTCTGAAGCTGGGAAGATAATGATTTCCCTAGCGTCTCCTGAGGTGTTTAAAAGGCAGCTATTCTTAGAGAAATTTCAGACTGAAACGACCGCAGCATTAACAAACTCACAAACAATTATTCCTGTCGCATCCACGGCCGGAATTTATCCTGCTCAGGATGCCTTAAATTCATTCATCAGAATTGATGATGAAATCATGAAGATTATAAGCATTGACTCTGATACGCAGGTGACGGTTATTAGAGCACAGCTTAACACGTTGGCCAATCCGCATGATGATGAGGCATCCGCTGACACATTCTACACACTAACAGGTAAGCCATTAGACTTGGCACTTAAAGTAATGTTATCAAGCGAAGGTAATGCTTATTTTGAGTCTCTTGATGTTCCCAAAAGCATTGAGTTTGTTTCTCTAACAGAGCAGATTCAAAACGCTCTAATTTTTGATTATTACGACATAAAAGAAAAAACAGGACTGACTATAGGTGACAGCATCCAGCTTGATTCTACGCTTAATACAGGAACCTACACGATTGACTTCTTTGGATCACTACCTAGCGGTGGTTCTTATATTGTTTTAAATGAGTCACTTAATCTTGAAGTTGAATACACCGGAACATTCAAATACAAGTCAAAATACAACACTTTGAGCACTGGTCTAGAAATGCTTACAAGTGAAGTTGACGTTGATCAGTTTGAGCTTATTGATCTTCAGTACGGAAACAATTTTGTTAATTACGAAATCTATATTAAAGACTCAATTGATAATGCAAAAGACTTTATTGACTCACAGATCTTCTTTCCACAGGGCCTTTATTCAATCCCACGGAAAGCAAGATCATCAGTTAAATTCGTTGCTCCTCCTTTTTCATCTGACATCGTTCCTTATATTGGAATAGATAATGTTTTAAATGCGAGCAAGATAAAGCAGAGAAGATCGGTACACAAGTACCATTATAATACTTTCGTTTATAGATATAACGTCGATTCAATCGAAGATAAGTATCTTGCTGGTAAAGTTATCATTTCGGCCGATTCCATAGACAGAATACCAGTAGGTAAAAAGCAGTTAAGAATTGAATCTGATGGATTAAGAAACACTCCTGACACATCAAATATGATCAGTAATGTTGGGCAAAGGCAGCTTGATCGGTATCAGTATGCGCCAGTCTATTACGATGACATTGAAGTTAATTATAAGACTGGTTATGCTTTAGAAGTTGGGGATGTTGTTCCATTTGGTGGATCAGATTTAAAGATTTCTGATCTTCAGACAGGATCACAAGGAACTAAGTTCGAGCTTTTCGAGATTATTAACAAATCTCTAAACGTAAAAAATGGAAACATTAAGCTATCTTTAGTTTCTACAGCTTTTGATATTGCCTCACGATATGCGGTGGTTGCTCTGTCTAGCATTCTTGGTGAAGGTTCTACAATAAACAGAATCAAGATAGAAAGATTTTTAGATACTGAAGAATACTTCCAAGAATCTGATAAGTGGCTAGACTATGAGTGGCAGATCGTTGCCGTAAGATCACCTGACTACACTTACTATCATGAAGTTGAGTTTAAGGGTGTTGATCCTTCAGATAACGGATTTCTTCTTTTAGAGGAGAATCTGCCTACTCCACCACTTGCTGGCTATATTATTGAACCTGCTGATTATTCTAATGAGGCGATTGTAAATGACAGGTTTAAGATTGAGTTTGCTCATTTTAACGCTGAGGCAGTAATTACAAACGCCATTAGTCAGACTATTTTAGAGGTGAATGATGCTTCAAAATTGGTTGTCGGGTCATTTATAGTGGTTAACTCAAAGGATTACGCTAGAGACAGTTTTGGGAAGAAGCTTAAAATTGACTCGATTGTTGGGAATCAGGTAACATTGAACACAAGCATAGGGTTCTTGCCGTTAGTTGGGGACTTAGTAAATAACTCCAATTACCAGGATAATGGAACTCCTTACGTTTTCATTTAGGAAATTATGGCAAAATCAGACATCGTAACACCGGCAAGAGAGATTTTTCGAGTTGGTGACATCAGCTATAAAAGATCAGTTTCAGAAGCGACCTTTAATAGAGTTGCTCAAACTAATAACTTTATTGCTACGTATCAAAACGACATAAAAGAGTGGAAACTTAATGGGTCTTATTCTGTTGCGACCGGGATTACCTTTTTTGATGGTGTAGCTTCATTTTTTACTAAGTCTGAAATCGTTGGGATATTCTTTTATAATGGGACTCAGGGCGCTTCGGGGATTACTACTTTTGACCTTCGTTGGATTAATAGTGCTGGTGTTGATCAGGGGAGCATCTTTAGTGTTACTCCAAAGATTGCATCGACAGCTTCAAATAATGCGATAGGTTTTAAAAACCTAGTAAGTGGAACAAATGTTGCCCCTACAGGTGTCACATTGCCTACATTTAGCAAGACACAATTTCTTGAAGGTGAATCAGTTTATTTGGTTCTTACATCAGCAATGGTTAGTGCGCTAAATTGTGGTTTAACGATATTCTACAGACCAATTAGTTAAGAATAATTAATTTTTACAGGGTGGTATTTTATTTCAACTTTTTACGGCGGGCCACAATTAGTTTTAGTCACAAGCATTTCAACAAGCACTGGAACAAGCTCTTATACCGTTCCGGCAGGTCATTGGGCAGAGGTTTGGTTTTTGACAAACCAAGATTCAGGGGGGTTTTCTTCTGGCACTGCATCTGTGAATGGGGTAGTTGTTGTTTCTGGGCCAAACGGATCTAAAGAATTTGGAATGGTTGCAAGTGGTGGATCTATATCAGTTACGGGTTTTGGTAGTTTTTATAGCTACGCAGGAATAAAGGTCTACAAAAACCCATGATCACAGTCACAGAATACTTAATGAATCGAGACAAAGACTTTCCGCTTGATATGCTTCAAGCCAGAAACATGGCGGAACTTTTATCAAGAGTAAATTGGCTATTTGGCACTCTTGAGTTACATGCCAAGGTTAGTTCTGGATACAGACCATCGGCGATAAATAAGAAGATTGGTGGTGCAAAGATGAGCACCCACACAGTATGCGCAGGCATTGATCTTGTAGATCCAGATGGGTTTCTTGCAGCAAAGATGCTTGATCATTTAGACTTACTAGAAGAATGTGGATTATGGTTAGAAGATCCAAGATATACAAAATCAAAGAATAATCCAGGTGGGTGGATACACTTGGACATAAAGCAAAGAAAAAATAGGGTTTTTGTCCCTTAAGGAGATAATCATGGAAGTTATTATTGCAAACAAGGAAGTCGTTCTAGGTTTATTGTGGGCATTATCAGAGGTGCTAGCACTTGTCCCACAGGTTAAAGCTAACTCTGTATTTCAGCTTGTAGTTGGTATACTTAAGAAAGTTAAAGAAGTTGTTGCTAAATAATGTCCCAAGCAATCGCTTTAATTATCGCATTAGCAAAAGCTCTCCCAATCATTGATAAGTGGCTGGGAGAGTTGTTTGCCGCCTACCAGGTTCAGAAGAAAAAAGAAATTCAGGAAGCAACAGAAAGAGCAATCAATGAGGCAATTAAAAACCAAGATCAAAGACCTATTGAAAGTCTTCAAATATCTGGCAAGCCGTCCGGTTTGGGAAGTATTCGTGATTCTCTTCCTGGTGTCATGCGTGACAAGGGAAAGGATTAATGGGTATTTGTGGATTAATAATACCCCAATACCGCAAGAGATTTGCGATAGAGAACCGCTATTAAAAGATTATGGACTTTATAGAAGACTCTCCACCGGGAACTTTGAATTTATTTCGTTCTGTGATCAAAAAGTTAACCAATTCTATTCAATGCACAAAGATGATCTAGCTAGGATAATAAATGGAACCAAAAAAGTGTCTAACGAAAAAGCAGCAGCTCGAATATTGGCTCCAGCTTTACCTACAAGCAAAGACTAGCGGTGATACTAAGAAGATGAAGCTTTATGAGGCAATTATCATCAAGCTTGGGGCAACTATTCCGAAGCTATAACACCGTAAAGAATAAGCTGATCCTCAACCGTATCAATCGAATCAGCAAAAAAAGCAATCCCACCCAAAGACTTAACACGGTTTACAAAATTGATTTGATCTTCAGACGCAAGTTTCTCTAACTCTTCCTGAGTTCGGTATTTAAATTGCATGGTCTTTTTAGAGATATATGGCTTTTTAACTTCGATTGCCAGAAACTTTCCGTCAATGACTCCCAAGATGTCACTAACGCCATTAATGTGATGAACATTTCGGGATTTCCGAAAGACCTTTCTCCCGGGATCGAATATTCCTTGGCTGTGATTTTTCCAGGCAAAGATTTTCTTATTTGCCAGATAAGTAAGTATCTGATTCTCAATGATTTTCTCTGTTATTGACACAATACTTCCTTAGTTGAGATGATAAGGAGGTGGTGTCCTACCCCTCCATATCCGTCCGAAGAGGTCATTGAACACGGATGCTCTTTGACCTCTTTAATTAACCATAAATTTCTTGAATAACCCTAGCAAAGATTGACGACGAAAGATAGGGCACAGTTTTAAGATTAAACTCCGTGACTCGATTACCATTGTGGGAATACCCACATAAATGTGTGGCTTCGTGGAAAATTGTTTCTACTCGGTCAATATAAGGCAAATATAGCTTTCTAGTATTCAGATAAATTGTAGTCCCTTCAGCATATCCGATTGCCTTAGAGAATGGATTGATTGATTTATAAGGAACAATCTTAATATCTAAATGATCCATTATGCTTGGAAGTCTATGGGCAACAACACTAGGAGAGTCATCAGTAAAATTAAAATTAGACACATTTCTCAGTCTATTTAGAAACTCTTCATCTCGGTAGTGCTTCATTACAATAGATGCTGCATGTCTGGTGTTTTGATCGTTTACTTCACAATATATTTTCATTCTACATTCCTATCGGCGTATGCCAGGCCACTATGATTGAAAAAATAAGCATAATAATAAAATATAGAATCATGAATCTCATTCTGCTCTCACTATTCTGAGGCATTGCTGAAGCTTCATATTAGCGTGAATCCTATCAAAGTGAGCAGACTCAACACCATCTTTAAACCCTATATGCTTTCCAGACTCATATCCAAGCCAGAAAACACCAATAAAAACCCCAATCTTAAAATACATACTTAATTGCCTTATCTGGATCTTGTTCAAGAATCAAATCTGAATTGAATGGTCTGCACAGTGGCTTGCCTGACGTTGATATACCAACATATGACCAGTCTGATTCGTCTTCAATCATAACAAACAAAGAACCCACATAGGAGGATGATTGCATTAGATCCCTGATAGTTTTTGGGTCGTTCTCACGATGCTTAAAGGCAAATGTCTCAATTAATGCTGGAACGATATACACAGGCACTTGGCGCATCGAGAACAGAAAATCTCTGATTTCTGTTGATGTTGTTCGAAAGCTAGTTAAAAGCTCCGAGAATTGGTTTGGATTTTCTTGAATTTCTTTTGCTAGATGGTGAAGCGTTTTCATTAATACCCCTTTCGTAGTTATAAATTTCTTCCCTATTTGTATGTGGAAGAAGTTGTTTAATAATCTCAACTGTGGCCCGACAATCTGATTCAGCATCATGATGAGTTAATCGAATCCCAAGTTGTTTACAAATATTATCGAGCGAATGCCCATCAAATGTAAAGCGATTTTGTGTCTTAGCAAGTGAATGACTTGAATATGGTTTAAGCTTATTGATTGTCCAATAAGCCGCATCACCCATGTTAAGCATGTTCATTCTAAGTACCGCATAGTCATAAGGGACGATCTTCCCATACATCTTAGAGTTTGAATGACACCAAATCTCAGATGCGCCGGATAAGTTAATCCAATCGACTAAACTCTGATAAACTTCACTAAACTTCTTATACTTTGATGCCTGTCTTCGAGTGATTCCATGAATTTGCTTGGCTTCATCTGACCACAAAAAGGGATTGCATTGTATTAACCTAGTATCAACTACGTTAAACTTATCATCTAAGAGACAAAAGAATCCTGTGATAATCTCAGCATCAAAGACATTGAGGCCCGTGGTTTCTAGGTCAAAAACTATCAAGCCACTTCCTTATTGCCTAAGAAGCTGAATTGCTCAACGATAAACTGGAACCTATCAACTCCATTCTGATCCTTGTAAGTATCAATCTGGCAATCAAGATAAACTAATTTACCTTCAGTTACATATTTGCCAAGGATTTCAGCACTAGAGGCATATGCAACAATGGGAAGGAAAGAAACTTTATCTTTGCCATCCTTCTGAGGGCGCCAGACTCTCAGAGAAAACTTGAGCATGGCCTTACCTGTTTTGGTTTGTTTCATTTCTAGATTGTACGCAGCTCCGAGAAGAGTTGCCTTACTTACAGCGATCATATAAACCCTTTTATTGTTATTTAGACCAAGACACAGACCCAGACCAAGACCTAGACCCAGACCCAGACCTAGACCAAGACCTAGACCCAGACCAAGACCTAGACCAAGACCAAGACCAAGACCTAGACCCAGACCCAGACCCAGACCATTTTTGTTTTTTTCCTCTAATCATTTTAATTCACCAAAACTTTCAATGCAGTTTTTTTGGATGTAAAACGCTGGCACATTAAGACTTTGTTCGTCCTTGTATTTCTTCTCGGTAAATGCTCCTGTCTCATAAACAATAGCAGGATTACTTATCAAGACGCATGTTTCACTGACACCGATAAGTTCACCAACATAAATGTAATTAAGACAAAAGAAAGTTACTCGTTTACCCATAAGTTTTAGCATACCTTCATTTTCGACTTCAGTTACTTGTACAACCTTTTTCATGTTTAGTTCCTTTTATTATTTTGAGCAATCAACTCTGATGCTTCTTGTTTAGATATGTCGTCATTAAACTTAACACCCATCTTCTTAAGCGCATTCTTCTGAGCATCGGAAGCAAGTCCTACCATTGGTCTCTGCTGGCCAATGCCATCAACCTGAAATGTAGGCTTAGGCTGTTCTGGCTTTTTAGGAAGTGAAATTTCAGGGCGAGAAACTGAATTTCCATCATCATCTTCTTCAGTTGTTGAGATTCCCAATAAGGCTTGAAGTTGATAACGCTTGTAATATGTAATAAGCGAGCCGAATTTCTGTGGATCAGGGTTATGAGGAAGAATCATTTCCGATGTAATCTCTTCTCCAGTGGTATGAATGATCTTGGTGATTAAAATTGTCTTATCACCGTCAACACGCATGGACTGAATCAGAGCAAGATCAACACTGGCTAGGAGTGGTCTTACAGCATCTAGGATTCCAGACAGGGTTAAATAATCAGATTTAAAAAATGGATTCTGAGCGTCTTTGGCGATTGGTTTTAGGTTGGCGTGAAACTTTACGAGTGATTGGTTTAAGTTCTTCATTTAATAACTCCATTGCTCTGTCGAGCGGTTTAGTAATTGATCTGCATTTGCATTTCGTTTGAGAAACTACTTCGTCGTCTTTGTAAAGTAAATCAAATTCTGAGCGACATTTAGGACATATTAAGATTTCTTGCATTTTGTAATCTTATTAGCATTGTTATTAATTTTTACAATCTCAATTATTTCAGAAAATCTTTTTGTCATCATGTCACCATGAGAATTTTTAGTAAAAATAAGATCATTGTTGGGGCCGACAAAATCCAAGGTTAGCCAATTATTGCAAACTGTGAATTTAGAAAAGTATTTATAGGCAATCCATCCTATCCAATAATCACGAAATGTTTCATTTTCACGTTGTTCTTTTGTTGGATAGCAACGACCATTTAAAAAAAATCTAATTGTCTTTTGAAGATGAAAAACCAACGACCTAAGAATTACAAAAAAATAAATTTTTAAGACATCATTCATTTAATACCCCTTTGGTTTAGTAGACCAAAACCATACTAAAATAATCTTAATAAGTAAACAAAAACCAAGCAGATAGGTAAATAATAATTTAGTACGATATTAAGACAGTTCCATATTAGTACTGTTAATTCAGCATTTTAGGGTTTACATTTGCAATTTATTTGAGGATAAAAACTTATCTTAAGCGATCGCACCGCTACAAATATTTTATTCACAATGATGGGAAACCATCTTTCCTCTCTACCTGGGTGCGACTTTCCGAATGGATTGCCGGGTAGAGTTTTTATCTTGAGAGGTGATTTATGGCATCGGGAAAAAAGAATTATTTTAGACATTCAAACACTGCATTTGATGATGAAAAAATACAAAAGTGCATAGAACTTTTAGGGTATGAGGGTTATGCCTATTATTTTATTCTTTTAGAAGTTTTGGCTAAACAGTGCGAAAATTCTTTCAAGAATCCTATAACAATTCACACACAAAGTTTACGAAATGTTTGGAGAAAGCAGGATAAAAGTTGCATAAAAGTAGTAAAAAAGTTGGAAGAAAGTGGTCTCTTTGTTGCTACTTTTAGGGAAAGTTTTGTTGATTTCTATATACCTAACCTATCAAAATATATGGGAAAATATGAAACCAAAATTCATTCAAATTCCCCTAATAAAAGAAAAGAAAAAGAAATAAAAGAAAAAGAAAGTAAAATAAAAGAAAATAAAGAAAATACTTCAGCCAAATCAGAAACATCGACAAGCGATGTTCGGGAGGTTTATAAAAGATCCTACTACCTGCGTTATGGAATTTACCCAGTTTGGTCAGTAAAAGAAAATTCTTTAGCAAAAAAACTTGTTGCCAGTATTGGCCTAGATGAGGCAAAACAACTTGCAGAGTATTACCCAAACTACAGGGATCGATTCCATGAACAGAAAAAACACCCATTTGCCCTACTTGTTTCGCAAGTCGATCAGGTTAGAGTTGCCAGTAATGGTAGAACAGCATTGCCTGACTATGGGAATCCGTACACCAAAAAACTTAAAGAACTTGAGCGTCTTGAAAAATTAAATGAGGTAAAAAATGTCTAAGGAAAAGCTATCAATGCAGCAAATAATTTATAATTTCGGATTGATGTTTAATCAGCAACCAACATCAGAAAGAATTGAAATTTATGCAGATGTATTGCTTCCGCTTGGTGAAGATGTTGTAAAGCTTGCGTTTGAAAGAATTATTCGATCAGGGTCGGCATTTTTTCCATCGGTAGCAGAAATCTATGAAGCAATAAATCCAAAAAAACCAGATGTGTCGGCCATAGTTGCAAATGAAATTATTAAACTCCTAAGAATTTATGGGCCTCATGCCGAACAAGATTTAATTAAAAATGCAAGTCCATTAGCGAAAAGCGTATTGGTGCACATAGGCTCAACTGAGTCATTAAGAGCTTCAGAAAATACCGACATGATCAGGGCGCAGCTTGAAAGATTGGCAAAAAGTATTTCGCAGAAAATGGAATATGAATCTAATCAGTCACAAAATGTTATTGATTTTAAATCACAGGGATTAAGAAAGAAAATCATGAATTTTTGACTTCCTTATACAAACCTGTAACCATTCTTATATGGAAAAGGTTACGTTCCACGATCTGGTTGTTAAGCTAAAGGAACTTGCTCGGGAGCTTGGTAAAACACCTACCCTAAGAGAATTTGTTCATACTGGCATTTCTAAAAGGCAAATTGCTAAATATAAATATTCTAAGATTGTTGATGCTGCAGGACTAGAACAGAATCCTTCACCCCATACAAGTGAAGCAGTCCAGGTAATAGCACAAGCTCCAAAAGTTCTCATCTTTGACTTAGAAGTTGCTCCTGCCATTGCCTACACTTACAACTTTAGAGAAGCGTTCATAAATCCAGAAAACATTATTCAGATGCCATACATATTATCTTATGCAGCAAAGTGGCTTGATAGTGATGAAATCTTTTATGGTGACACCAGGAACACACCTAAAAACGACAAGCATTTACTTGATGAGCTGGGAGAGTTAATTAATGAGGCCCATTGGGTAGTCGGTCATAATATGAAGAAATTTGATTTACCTACAGCTAAGGGAAGGATGATTATTGAGGAAATGCTGCCAGTAAAGGACATATCCGTATTTGACACCTTCAAAATAGCGTTTAAACACTTCAAATTTCCATTTTATAAGCTAGGGGAGCTTGCCAAGTACCTTAAGTGTGAAAAAGAGAAATTGAGCCATTCTCGCTTCCCTGGGACGTCATTGTTCACAGAGGCCGATAAAGGAAACCCAGAAGCGTTCATTGAAATGGAAGAATATTGCAAAATGGACGTCATCGTAACTGAAGAGGTATTTAAAAAGCTAATGCCATGGGAACCGTCAATAAATTTTGGATCTAATTTCCAGAAAGCTATATGTGTCTGCGGAGGTGAAAAATTCTACAAGAATGGCATTAAATATCTTAAATCGGGAGTTTTCCAAATATGGCGGTGCGTGAATAAGAAATGCGGCAAGCACTTTGTCGGTAAAGATAATTTGTTGCATAAAGACATTAGAAAGCAATTATTGAAATAGTCGGGTTTAATTTCCGTTTCGATTTCTCACGATCATGCAAAAATAAAAGGCATGAGAAAACTACCAAAATCAGTTTTAATCTTTGGCCGCAAAATACCCATTAAAAATATCCCAGGAAAAAAGATAATTGAACTTTACCCAGAATTTACCCAATCACCATTAGGCCTATGGGATAGCTCTAAAAGAGAAATAATAATTAATTCAGATTTCCCAATAGAAGATCAGAAGTACACATTAAAGCATGAAATGGCGCATAGCTCTTTCACGTTTACCGGAATAGATTTAATCATTGATCCGGCCCTTCAGGAAATAATTGTCCAAACTGTTGCAACACTAATTGAAGACATTCTTAATCAGGCACAGATTCTAAAATGAATGTTTTGTTCATGAATACTTGCTATCTCCCAACTCATGAGGAACTTATAAGACTTGATAACGTCCAAAGACAGATAGCTGGCTGGAGAGCTGAACTTGCTAGGGAATGGCAACTTAAAAGATTTACTCCAGGTGAAATTTATCTATCAAAGCAAAGATTTCATAATGGAATAAGGAATAATTGGAAAGTATTCTCAGGATTTAAAGAAGAAAATAAAGAAGTTTACATTTCAGAAGCATCATCTTAAATTGTTTTTCCACACATAAAAGAGGTACAAAATGGATTTAATTCAAGCATTGAAAATTGTTACTTCATACGAACCCACCTTAGAATTGAAGCTTTATTTACTTACTGAAATTGGACTTAATAGCACAAGTGATGAGTTATTTTCAGCAACAGAAGAGGTTCGAAATGAATTGGCTAGTGAAGAAAAGATTTAGAAAATCTGGATCATCCGTCTATGAGGTATCAGATGGCAATAAAACATTGATAATCTTTGGTTATAAGCAACTTTTAACATTTTTTAGGAGCGTAAAATGAACGTTAAGGCAGACGCTATTGCTGATTTCATTAGAATTACAAGAGAATCGAAAAACATATCACAAAAAGAATTATCCGCTAAACTTGGTCTTGCCGACAATGGCCAGTACATAAGTAATGTCGAGAGAAAAAAATCTCAATTTCCAATTAAAAGAATAAAGGATTTATCCCAAGCATTAGACGTTGGAGTTGAATCGCTAGTTAACCTCATGGTTGATGATTATAGAAATGCACTTTTAAAAGAGATTTCAAAATGAATTTAAGGCAAAGCTTGTCATTCCCTGAGCTCTTGGTAGGAAGTGATGGTTCAGTTTACAAGAATGGGCAAAGACTTCCGTTAAATTATAATCATGGCACTACAATCCGTGGCCCTGTGGTTACTTATTTACATAACGGCAAAGGCAAACAAGTCTCAGTTATAAGACTGGTGTTTGAAGCACATGTTAAAAAAGCTAAAATAGAACCAGCTGACTATGTAGAATTCATAGACGGTAATGAATTAAATGTAAAAGCTGATAATCTAGTCAAAGGAAGAAGATATTCAAAGCTACCAGTTAAGAAGGTGAAGAAAGAGAAGCAAAAAAGAGAAGAAGAATATTCAACATGGCTCAATGGGCATTGTGAAGTTTACTGCTAGGAGGTGTTAAATGAATGACATTGAAGCTTTTGAGAAGTGGTTGAGCGACGCAAGTAATCACTACGCAGACGCATTAGCTTATGAATTTGAAAGACATTTATGTTTTGAATCTTGGCAAGCCGCTTGTGAGTATAAGCAGAAAGAGATTGATGAGTTAGACGAAATTTCAGAATACCTTGCTGATGGCTATAATCATGTTAAAGCTGAAAATGCTTTTCTAAAAGAAAACATCAACGGAACTAAAATGAAACAGATGAATGATCGAATAGAAGATTTGTTAGCTGAAAACAAAAAGCTCCGTGAAGCCATTAAATACGCTCTTGAGTGGAGCGGAGATGTCAATGCTTGGAACAGACTCAACGAAGCACTAAAAGAATTGGGTAGCAAATGAATGATAAAGACAAAGACTTAGAATCTTTTAAAAAATGGATTGAAAACGATACTCTTCAGCCAATGGAAGTTAATTGTTATAGAGCCATGACTGAAGATTTGCGAGTAATGTTTTCAATGGAAAGAGCTTGGCAAGCCGCTATCGAGTATCAGCAAAAAGAGATTGAAGAAGATGAAGATCGTCTTAGAAATCACATGAATAGCATTGGATATAGAGAGTTAAAAAAACTTCAAGATCAAAACAAAAAGCTTTGTAAAGCTTTAGAGTTATGTAAGCAAGAAGCTACGAGACCGGCTTATGTTATAACCATCTGTAAAGAAGCACTAAAAGAAGCAGGTGAAGAATGAGTATTGATTTAATTATAGAGGAATTTTTAAAAACTAATCCTAAAAAAAGATTCCCAGATAAATCTTGGAAGGTTTGTAACCCGGAAAAATATGATGCAGCAATAAAGCTTTACGAAATGGGATACGCAATAGCAGACATAGCAAAACACATTGGTTGCACATACGATACGCTTAGAAAAACATTTGCGAAAGCCAAAGTTTTTAGGCCAAAGCATTACAGACAAAAGCATAAAATATTGACTAGAGAAGCACTAAAAAAAGTATGTGAAGAATGAAAAAGCTTACAGATGAACAAAAACTTAAGGCATATAAAATGTACTTTAAAAAGTTTTTCAAAAAAGCAACTTGCTCAGTTTGCCAAACTTCTGTAAATGTCCGTAGGGATGATACATGTGGAATATGGTTTTGTTATCCTTGCTTTAAAGCTGATTTAATGAAAGACACTAAAGCACTAAGAGCTATTTTAAAAGAAGCAGGTGAATAGTGATTTATTTAAATAAAAATTCAGACGAAATTTTAATTATTAATTGGGAATCACCTTTTTTTGTTCATATTCAGGCCAAAGATGTTCATGGAATTATGATAATTACGGAATGGGAAGCTACTAAAAAACATTATGAGCTTATAGGTGAACTATGAAATACGTATTTGCTCCGATAATACTGGTATTAACAATCTTGTGGGATATTTTAACCTGGCTTAAAAATAAGATTTTGTATTAAGTACCGATTAAAAGTAACACCACCGTATAGGCCGTATCATTTTTAGGTAAATTATGAAAAACTACAAATCAGATCAGCCGTGTATTGTATGCGGACAAAATCAAGACAATATGGTCACATATCACCACATCTATAGTCGAAAAGCTTTTCCCGAGTTTGAATGTTCTGCGTGGAACATGATTCCAGTATGTCAGCCATGCCATTGTCTATTTCACTCACAAGGCAACCAATCAATGATGAAAAAATACATTACAGTTAGAACTTGGATGGAATTAAATGGTTGGGAAGTATTCAACGGCAAGTTAATTCACAAAGATTGATATAAACCCTATTGACTAACCATGTAAGTATTACATAGCCTGATGGTAAGAGTCGGTGACTCGCAACATTCTACCCGGTGGGAAGATGCAAGAAATTGGTGCTATTAATGCCGTTCTGTCGGCAATCAAGACTCGTGTAGACGGTTCAGTCTCAATTACAATAGAAGCAAATCCATCGGAAATTGAAGTTATTAATAAGCTAATGCAGTCTTACTTACTTGATAAGAGATTGTTCACCGTTGCTTTCATAGGAGTTGATGAGTGAATAATTCGGACAATATTAAAACAAAGGGTTATAAATACAGGGACGAGTTTTGCCAGATGTTAATTGATCACCTTAAAGAAGGAAGAACGATTGATACTTTTGGTGCAACTGTTGGAGTTGTTAGGTCTACAATTTACGAGTGGATTGGCTCCATTCCAGAATTTAAGGAAGCATTTGATATTGGTTGCCAACTTGCACAAGACTGGCATGAAGTTAGGTTAAACGCTAAAATCTCAGGCAAACCAACACCAGGAATTGATTCCAAAAAGATAGATACAACAGCACTTATCTTTGCCCTTAAGACAAGATTTCATAAGACCTATGGTGATAAGCAAGATGTTCAGACTAATGGTGAGATCAAGATCTCATTAAATTATGAAGGTCAAAAATGAGAAAAAGTTGCAAATCAGGAATATTTTTTGAAGGTAAGCCGGTTCATTTTAATTCTGATAACTACCCCTGTATTTGGAATAGTGAAACTAAAAAAATTTCAACCATTCATAAATATGTATGGCAAAGGGCAAACGGGAATATACCTGTTGGTTTAACTATAAATCATATAGATGGAAATAAAATGAATTGGGATTTAACAAATCTTGAACTTTTAACTCAAAAAGAAAATGTCAGACATGCATGGAAAATTGGTTTATGTAAACCAAAAAAGGGTCAGAATCATGGAAGGGCAATTCTTGATGATATAAAAGTTTTAACTATTTTAACAATGCCAAAAAGAAAGCCAAATGGTCATAGACCCGGGTGGAGTCATATTGAACTTGGAAAAATATTTAAAGTTAGTACGACAAGAATCTCAGAAATAAGGGCAGGAAGAGAATGGAAACATATCCACAAATTACTAAATGACTCCACTATTCCAGGAGTTTGATCCAAGACTAGTTCCGTGGCAAATTGAAGCAATATCGTATTATAATAATTTTAATTACGACTCAGGAATACTTGAGATGCTAATGAGTGGCTCTATAGGATCAGCCAAAAGTATTTGTGCATCACATATAATTGGCATTCATGCAATAAAAAATAAAAAATCAAGACAGCTAATATTACGCCGAGCACTTAAAGATCTAAAAAGAACATTGTGGCAAACTATTTTGTCTCACATTGCTGATATTCCTCATGCAATTAAGGAATATAATAAATCAGAAATGAGAATTACTTTAATAAATGGATCAGAAATTATTGGTGATTCATATGATAGTGGGGAGCTTGAAAAATTTAGATCACTTGAATTAAGTGGCGTAATTATAGAAGAAGCATCTGAATCAAATAAACAATTATATGATGCAGTTAAAATGAGAATTGGAAGATTAAATTCGGTAAAAGAAAACTATCTTTTGTGTTTAACAAATCCAGATGAACCATCGCATTATCTTTATAAAGAATTTATAGAAAAAAATGATAAATCAAAAAAAGTATTTTATTCATTAACTGAGCAAAACCCATTCCTGCCACCTTGGTACATTGAAAATCTTAAAAAAGATCTTGATCCAATGATGGCGAAAAGGATGCTTCAAGGGCAATGGGTAAGCATACAGGGGCAAACTCCTTACTATGCATACAACCCAGAAAAGCAATTCCTTAAAAACACTAAGTACAAAATAAACCCGAATCTGCCACTAGATTTTTTCCATGACTTTAACATCGGGTCAGGTAAGCCAATGTCATCTGGCTATGCGCAAGTAATTAATGGGGTCTTTCATATAGGGAAATGCTTTATAGTTGAGGGATTTAATACGCAACAAATAATTGATGAGATGATTTTTGATGGATGTCTTGAAACTGTTAGAGAAATAAGGGTATTTGGAGACAGAAACGGTAAAAATAGAGACTCAAGAAGCAATCGAACAGATTACGAAATAATCCAGAAAACTCTCCAGAATTATGTGCAAAAAAATCAATCGACGCTTAAGGTTACTATGCACGTTCCCAATGAAAATCCACCAATAAGGGCTAGGCAGAACATAGTAAATGCTCATTGTCTTAATGAAGCTGGTGAGGTTAGACTTTATGTATATCAGGACGCTGCCAAGGTTGATGAAGGGCTAAGGCTTACAAAAATCAAAAAAGGCTCGTCATACCAAGAAGATGATAACAATGATTATCAACACATAGTTTCTGGGCTTGGTTATTACATACATGAGTACAAAACTCATACTGAAAAGATTGGAACTTTAAAACCTTTCACGGGAAGAAGATAATCATGGAAGAAAAGTTATTAGATATTTCTTACAGAAAGCAAATCATTCGAGAAATCAAGTCGGATGAGAATATTCAGCGCAAAATAGTTTCCTACAAAAAACAAAATATGCAGGAAGATAACTTTTACCAGTACGTGAAAGAATATCTTGAGTCAAAACTAGATTCTAACACCGTTTCTGAGATGTCTATTTTTGCATCAATTAATCTTCAGAGGCGTATCTCTAAGGCAGAAGCGAGCTTGTATAAAAAGCCACCATCAAGAAGTGTATTCATAGGGGCAGATAAGGTTGAGGAACTTGATACGATTTTTTCTGACCTTGACGTTAATACCGTACTAAGAACGGCAAATGAGTCCTATAAGTATGAAGGACAGTGCGCTATTCAATGTTACCCACAGGACGGTAAACTAAACTTAAGGGTTCTTTTACCTCATCATTTTGATGTTGTGCCAAATGAAATGAATCCAGAGATCCCAGAAATATATATTGTTTCTAATTTTGATAACACTCAACGAGATTACATTAGACGAGAAGACCGCAGGACTGGATTCTCTCAAGGTGATAAGTACAGAGACTCAATCAACCAAGCAATTTCTGATTATGATGACCAGGAACTTGCCAAAGAGCGATTCTATGTCTGGTCTAAATCATTTAACTTTGTAATGGATGGACTAGGAAATATTCTTGATAAGGATACTGAATCGGTCATTATTACCCAATTCGAGGTAAATGACCCAAATATTATGTCACCACTTGCCGAGTATCAGTGCCTACCTTTTATTGATGTTAGTTCAGGTAAAAACTTTGAGTTCTGGGTGAGAGGTTGGGATTCGCTATTTGATGCGACTATCCTTTATAACGTCATTCTAACCTCAGAGTTTCAGACTGTAGAAATGCAGGGTCATGCCCA